ACCACGTTTGGGCGAGCCGACAAGCTGCCAAAAAGAAGCGTGAAGAATATCTGTCGAAGCTTGACAAGGAACCTGATGAAATGTTTTCAAAACCTGATGAGAATTCACAGGCTGAGCTACATTCTGGGTCCTTTAGTTCATATTTTACAGCACAGAATATTTTGAAAGCATTGGGATGTATGACTATAACCCTCAACGAAACTACTCGAAAAGCAATTGGCAAATTTCTTTCACTAGTAGCACATTTTTTCTGTTGTTCTACTTCAGATTTTAACTTCAGTGTGAGAGGTTTTAAGTTGTTTGACAATTCTAAATTCAACATACCTTCCCTTTCAGATAATTTTGATCTTTATGATATCATGATGTACCTGATGGAGTGCGCTAAGTATTTCTTTGAGAGTGCATACAAGTGGTATACTGGAGAATCATCAATATATGAGATATTATTTGATAATGAAATGCAAAAGCTTGAGGAAGAATACTCACATGTTATTTCGTTAAAGCTATATTATGATTCTGGTCGTCTTAGTGAGAAGTCAACTAGCTTGCGTGAATATGCTTGCGATGTTGGTAAGCTTAAAAAGAAGATAGATAAGTATGTATCCAGTGCAAAAGGCTCAGCAAGAACCTTCTGGCTTAATAAGGGTAGTGAAATTGGTACTCTGAATTCTGTTGTAACACTCAAGTTGAATCAGTGTCACAGTAGAAAAGTTCCATATTGTTATTCATTGGCTGGTCAAGCAGGTTGTGGCAAAACAGTACTCAATAAGAAGATTGCCATACACCTTAGTCGTTTGCACGGATTTCCATACTCAGATGAATATATAGCAAATCATTCAACTGGTGATAAATTCATGTCAACATTAGAAGGATACTCAACAATCTATCTTATGGATGATATAACTAATACTGCTCCGGTGTTTGTACAAGAAAACCCTTTAGATAAGGTTGTGCGAGTCGTGAATAACAATGTTGAATATGCTCTTAAAGCAGATGTTGACCAGAAAGGACAAGTCCTCATCAATGTTCTGATATGTGGTTGCACTTCAAATGATGCAAGTTATAATTCTTCTAAGTATTCAATCGATGCATTTTCAATAATGAGACGTATGAGATTACACATAGAAGTAGGTATTAAGTCTGAGTACAAAACTCCAGAAGGAACACTTGATTCCCGCAAGGTACATGAGTGTTTTCCTGGTGCTGAGTTTCCTGATATTTATGAATTTGATATTCGAACTGCACATTTCTTACAAAATGCAACACGTGGCACAACTAACTATATCTTAAAGCCATATGTTCATAGAGGCAACGTCCTTGAAGGAAAAGTTGGAGTTGCAACCTTGATTGAAGTCCTAAATGATGATAGTACTAAACATTTCACTGACCAAGACAATTTGCTCAAATCCACATTAAATTCAAAACCTCAGAAGATGTGTCCCCATAACTCTTATCCAAATTTATGCAGAACATGCAATGAAGTCGTCATAATTGAAGACGTTGTGGAAGATGAGAATGGTGAGATTCATGTGGCAGACCTCCACGGAGGTGTGATGACCGATAAATGGAGAGCTATTTTTGATTGGACCAGTGACTATGTATTTGGATGGACTTTTCGACCCATTGACAGGTTCTATAATCACTATCACAACAAATATCAGTACTTTATGCGAATTATGGATATCTTGGCTAATAAAACTAAACCTATAGCCATTGGTATTTATATGATATTTATGTTGTTGTCATATGTTTTTGCACAGGTATGCGACCCTAATCATACTTACGAAATAATGTTATGTGTCTCAATGATGTATGCATTTATTTTGTTACATTTAGTTGCATTAGTATGCAAACACGCGTACGCCCGTCTTGAACAGTATGATAGAAAATCTAAGTGGTTTATGACCAAGACAAAAAAGGTTCATAAAAAGTTCACTGGGATTGTGACTGTTCTCACCCTAGGATTAGCTGCATTAGCACTTTGGCGAATGTATAAGAGATATGATACTGATGCTACTGAAGTCCAGGGTGGTGACTCTGAATCTGAGATAGCTAAGAAGGTTGAGAAGGAGAATGTTTACATAACGCCTGTTAAGCAGATAATCCCAGTCAATCATGAAGGTACAATAACAACCATTCAGATGAGTAACAATATTATGAGCAATCTTGCTGGTTTTATGATACTATCAGATAATGATGGTAACGAGACTAGTAATTTCTGCAACGCTCTATGCATAAAATCTCAAATTTGGATGGTTCCAACACATATGTTGCCTGCTAAGATTAAAACTACTCTCAAAATCCAGCTCATTCAAAATTCACACGCAAAACCATGTAACAATCCTACATCACTGATAAGTGAGATTGATGTTCATCGTATAAAAGGTCTTGATGCTACACTTATTAAGATACCCTCATCCAATAATAAAATGAATATCATGAAATACTTTCCAGATGTTATTCCTACACAAGCTGTGGTATCAACCTTTACACTAAAAAGACCAACTGGTTTACGTAATGAGGTCAAGATACCAATTTTCGAAGAACACCGTGAAGTAGTGCGTACCAATGTGATGCAGGAAACTGAGTCTATACAACGAGCTTGGAAAAGAGGAGGAATAACTGCAAGAACAGATAATCTTTTTGAATGCATACCTGAAAATCAGGAACCAGGAAAAGGATTCTGTATGGGTGTTTATATAGCGAATGAGAGAAAGCCTTATATTCGTGGTGTGCATATTGCTGGTCAAGGTAGAAAATCCATTGGATACTGCATAACAATGCCTCAACTAAATGATGCAGTATTAGAGCTTGAGACTAACCATTTTATTGGAAGAGGTAGTGAGGAAACTCCTATCCCTACTAGTGCATATGGTGTTGACTTAGACTTGCAAGGAGCTTCGCAAAAGTCAATCGTGTCATGGCTCACACCTGATGATCCAGTTAATTTCGATTGGTATGGTGACTTTCCAGAAGATAGGCGAACTTATAGAAGTAATGTTCAAAAGACGCCGATTTCTGAAGCAGTCACCAAACATATGGGAGTACCACCTCAGCATGGGAAACCATTTCATATGAATTCGTGGAAGCATCCTAGATTGCCCATGATAAATTCTGCGAGTATGTGTCATGAGATTGATACTTCAATACTTCAATGTTCATATAGATATACTCTTGAACATTTCATTAAGGGGCTTTGTCGGATTAAATGGGACTATGTACGTCCCCTTGAATTTCAGCAAGCCATTGATGGAACTGATGAATTTGGTATAGATCCAATGAAGATGAATACTTCAGCTGGTTTTCCCTTAAACAGACCCAAAAGTGAATTTTTTGATATACAAGAGATTGAGAATGGAGTCACAAGAATTCCATGTAAAGAAATTGTAGATCAATATAATGTTTACTTAGAGCTGTTGAAGGAAGGAAAAGACCCTAAATTCTTCTTCAGAGGCAATCTAAAGGATGAAGCAGTTAAGATTGGTAAGGAGAAAGTGAGAGTCTTCTATGGCATAGATGTTGCGGCATTAATGCTTGAGAGGAAATATTTCACTTCTCTTTGCAAGCTGATGATGGAAAATCCACTTATATTTGGTTGTTCAGTAGGACAAGATGCTTTTAGTAAAGATTGGACAAAGCTAACAGATTATATGTTAACCTATGGTGAAGACAGAGTTTTTGCCGGAGATTATAAAACATATGATAGTAAGATGTCCTCTACTTTTATACGAACAGCATTCAAAATTCTTATTGATATAGCTGAAGAAAGTGGAAATTATAGTGAAGAAGATCTGTTTGTCATGCAAGGAATTGCCAATGCTATTTCACAAAACTATGTTGTATTAGATGGATGTTTAATTCACAATAATGGTGTCAACCCATCTGGGCATGCTCTCACAGTTATCATAAATGATATTGTGAACAAGTTATACCTGGACTATGCTTATCGGCTGACACACAGTAATAGATGTCCTAAAGATATATATTCAAGTTTCTGGCATCCCCTTCCTCCACTGGAGTCTTTGGGACCTTTTCTGGATGAAGTTGTAACAGTTATTACCCAAGGTGATGACAATAAAGGATCAATAAATCCTAAATATCCACGCTACAACCATACAACCATTCAGAAAGCTCTCAGGACTATTGGTGTCGAGTATACAATGGCAGACAAAACCTCAGAATCAATCCCGTTAATACACAATGATGATTGTGACTTCCTCAAGAGAAAGAGTGTTTGGTGTGATAAGTTCAAATGTTGGTTGGCTCCTTTATGTGAGGAATCAATCTTCAAACCACTACATCACATCATGAAGTCGGAAGTGTACCCAATGGAAATTTGTGGCCAAGTCGTCAATCAGCAGCTTAGAGAATGGTTCTTTCATGGAGAAGAGAAATTTAATGAAAGGAGGAGCCAATTGGAAAAAGTTGTTGAGGAAACTGGCTTAAGACCTTATCTTGACAATTCAAGGCTATTCACTTATGAGGAGCTTGTCGAGTGGTTCTTGCCACGCTTAGAATAGGGTTTCGGCCCCGTCTGCCAGACGTTAAATGGTATTGGTGGTGTTGGTCTCTACATGTGCTGCTTTGAGCGTTTACAGCATATGAACTGCAGCCACCTCTTATTAGATACGTGGTTATTTAGCCACAAACGCACCGGCTCTCTGTAGTTAGAGTGGACTCGAGAATGCCGGCAAATACTCGCTCGCTACACAACAAAATACAACAACAACAACACAACTCAATAATCTTAAAATAATTGATGGATCAGAACAATGGGTGAATAGAGTTGGTTCAACGCCCGATGCTACATATAATCAAGCTGGTTATAGAGATACTGATTTGAGTGATTTCTTTTCCAGACCTGTTAAAATCCTATCAAAAGAGTGGACATATGTCACTCCCATGTATGAGAAGTTCAATCCTTGGACTTTGTTTTTCACTGATGCTCGTGTGATTAACAGAATTAGTAATTATAATTTGTTACGAGCAAAATTGCATGTTAAATTTTTGATTAATGGTAATAGCCTTCATTATGGGCGTGCCATCTGTAGTTATATACCTTTACATAATAGTGATGATCTGTCTTTAGATAATGGACTTGTTGAACAAGTTCTAGTACAATCATCCCAACGTCCACATGTTTTCTTAGATCCCACCACTTCTCAAGGTGGTGAATTAGTTTTACCCTTCTTTTGGTACAATAATTGGTTGTCGATCCCCAATGAAGAATGGGATGAAATGGGCGTCATAGCAATGCATGAGATGAATGCTTTAAAACATGCCAATGGTGCTACCGATACTGTCACTATCACTGTTTTGGCTTGGGCTGAAGATGTGGAATTGGCTGTGCCAACTTCCACTAATCCCGGTTCGATAGCTTTGCAGGGTGGTGATGAGTTTGATTCCAAGGGCGCTGTTTCAGGCCCAGCAAGTAGCTTAGCTGCAACAGCTGGTGTTCTATCTAACATACCTTTAATAGCTCCTTATGCAAAAGCATCTCAAATGGCAATGTCTACAATAGCAGGCATGGCAAGAATTTTTGGTTATAGTCGTCCACCAATCATAGATCCACCAATATATAATAGACCCACAGCTCTCGGTAACTTAGCAAATACTGATGCGAAGGAAGCTGTCTACAAATTGACAGTTGATAGCAAACAGGAGTTAACTTTAGATTCTCGCACAGTAGGTTTAGATGGTACAGATGAGTTGGCTATTAATTATATCGCACAGAAAGAGTCTTATTTATTTTCTTCTCCTTGGCCTGTAGCTTTTGCTTCAGAGACGTGTCTTTTTAGTATTCCTGTGCGACCTAGTTTATATAGAATTACTGATTTAGGTGACGGAGATGCACGTTTTCCCACTGCCTTAGACTTTGCAACAATACCTTTTAGATATTGGCGTGGAAGCATCAAATTTCGTATTCAAGTCGTAGCCTCTGCTTTTCATAAAGGAAGGATCAGAGTTGTTTATGACCCTGTATCATATTTAGATAGTAGTGAGTACAACACAAATTACGCACAAATAATGGACATCGCGACTTGCAGAGACACAACAATTGTCGTTCCTTGGGGTAGTACACAATCTTTTAAAGAAGTACAAAACTCTCAAAGCAGCGATCCCTTTAACGTGAATGATGGTCTCGCAGGTGCTTCCGAGCGCACAGCTTCTAGTACGTTTGATAATGGTGTTCTTTCAGTTTATTTGTTGAATGATCTCACAGTTCCCGCACCTACCGTAGATAATGATTGTTATATTAATGTATATGTATCCGCTGGTGATGATTTCACTGTTGCTGTTCCAAGTAAGCAAATCAATAAGTTTTCTCCTTTCCCTCAGGACACTGAGTTGGCCTCTGGTGAGGATTTCGATAGTATTCCCTCTAGTAATAATGAGCCCGAGGAGACAGCACAGTGTGAAGATATTAATCAGCATCACATGGATCCCCCTGATAATTCTATGTCTGTGTTCTTTGGTGAGAGCATAGTTTCGTTTCGTCCTCTCCTTAAGCGTTACGAACTTTATCGCTCCGATCTCGGAACGAGTAGCACGGACAACCTCCGCGTTAAGGAATACATTCGACTCTTCCCTCTCGCGCGTGGTGATGATCCTGACGGTGTTCATACTAATCAATACGGTTCTACTAATTTTACGAGGATGACTCTTATGTCATACTTATCTTTGGCTTTTGTAGGATACCGTGGTGCCATTAGGCACAAAATAGCACTGAATGGTGAATTGCCAAATTGTACCATGTCACTCACAAATAATAACGGCCATAGAGTCAATTCAATATCACGTGCAACTTTACAACTGACCACTGGAGATGAAGCCGAATTCGGCGAGCTCTTTACAAATGATGAATGTTTTTTACCAGGGTCAGCTATTACTCACACAACAATTAATCCCACACTCGAGGTTGAGTTTCCTTATTATGACAGTGCTCGTTTTACACCAGTTAGAAATTTGCATACTAATGCAGAAAATGCTCAAGCTGGTATTTTGAGTTATGTCCAACCTGCTAATTCCACGTTCTTTTATAGAGACGACTTTTTAGCCGCAGGTGAGGACTTTAATCTTTTCTTTTATTTAGCGCCTGCTAGGTTATATTTTTATGACTCTCGAGCGTGAGGATAATAAATCGCGGTGAAGGCACCCGCGTCACATCATAAGTTTGTTTATTTATTTTTATTTTATTTCTAGT